TGCTTGGTCGCTTACCCTTGCTTGCATAACCAGCATTCGCAAGTGCTCTGCCGATCGCGCTAGTTTCACAGTTTTCCAATGCGCTAGTTGCATTAACGCCTCGACTGCTAATCGTTTCCTCAGCGAGCCCGCTGGCGAACGGCGTGCTATCAGCGAAAGTACGATAAAGCCATGCTTTAACAATGTATCTGTCATTCTGGAAACTCACTAACTCCGTTTCAACGCGGAAATCTGGGAAGTCCTTAATGAACTTCTCTAGTCTTACTTCTACTGTTTCATAATCATCTAGATTAAACATAAAGTTCATCTGCCTCTGTTTGTAGTTGGACTGCTATCGCCAAATAGGCTATTGCATCGATGTAAGAATCTGTGTGGCTTGGGGATTCTGTGATTCTTGCGAGCTTGACTTCGACCATTGCAAGTGCAGCTTGAGAGTCTGTGATTGGGTAATCAAGTAGACAGGATAGCCTCGCAGCGATGCGACCTTGATTGATTTTCGGATGACCGTAGACCTTGCCACGATCTTGCATGATGTCGATTGCATTGATGAGTGCCTCTGTTGCTTTCACTTACCCACCTGCTCGTAGTATTTACGGACAGCCTTGCGACCATCGACCAGCCCTTGATCGTAGCCAGTTTCCTCACCCCATCTAAAGGTGAAATAATTTGCTAAGCAAAGTCCAACAACTGTAAGGATTGTTAAAGAATTCATATAGCCCTTTCTTGCCCCGTATTTCGGGAACAGGAAAAGTGTCGCACAGCTAGTGGGATTTATTCAGTAGATTTTGATAACGAAATGGTAACAATTCTGACCCGTCCATCTGGTCGTCAATGTCACGAATTACATCGTTACCGAGCGCGCCCGTATCTCTTACCTGACACAACGAAAGTACCGTCCTTTTCTAGGTTAATGATGCTGACCTGCACATTTGTCCCGATTTCCTCGATGACGATGAACGCCTGCTGCCAGTTCATTGTGCCCTTAGTGTAATGAGCCTGTCGGACATCCATAAGATGCCCACCTTCCCAGCCTCTCAGGATACGCCCTATTTTGCCCCCAGAAGCCTCTGTGAAGGCTGATTGACCTGCTCTGTGAGTGTGTCCACATATAACGCTAATACCATGCCTACGAGCCGCCTCAAGGGCTGTAAGACCAGGCTGAGGCTTAATGCTCTGTTCATCCCCATGAACTGCCACAATGCCTCTAGCGATGGCGTAGGGCTTCTTATGATAGGTGATGCCTAGTTCGTCAAGCTTCATGAACTTCTCAAAGCGAAGCTCTGGCAATGCCAAGAAGGCTGGAATCTTCTTCATAATGACATTGTAAAGACGGTCTGTGTGATTGCTTCGGATAATGTGAGCATCTTTAGTGTGCTCAACCAATGACCAAAGAACTTCGACTGCTTCATCTCTGTCAGCAGCTAGTGTCTGTTCGTACCATCCTGGAGTGTTTTCTGTCCATCTGGAAATCTGTGGTAAGTCGATTTCATCGCCGAGAGTAACGACAGAATCGGGGCGTACAGCTTTAATATACGCTGCAACATTTTTTACTGCTATTGGATCGTGATAGGGAACTTGTAAGTCTGGAACTACAACAGTTCTTTTCATTCATCCTCATCGTCATACCAGTCTGGCTCTGGGATATTTGGGTTAATAGGCGATGGAAGTATCCAGTTAGGATAAGCCTGAGGTTCAGTAACTATGCCAAGTGCCAAATCAACTGGAAAGCCTGCTCTGCGTAGGGCGCGATACATTTCATGCACACCGATAGCCCACGCATCTAACTTAGAATAGCCTTCATCCGTTAGCTTCTTAGTTGCTTTTCTTGCCATGTGTAAATTGTCACCTCTCTAATAAAGAAATGATTGTTTCGACACGCCCTTCAAGTCGATTCAATCTATCGTTCATCGATGAACCACCATTAGGTTTTAGTTCATTTAGGTAATGCTTGACTAGCCAGCGGACTGATCCTGCAAAGCCAGTAACGATAGAGATAACTGCAACTGCTAGAGCCGCCCAGTTAAGGGCGCTCATTATGCGATTTGCTCGTCTGTAGGGTCAAGGTACTTGACAACAGGGGCAACTAAAGCTGAAGCAAGGACTGCATATTCAGGACGAATATCTGCTACCAATGCAAGTCCTAAAGTGATTGCTGAGATAGCAACTGCCTTTAAGTAAGATTTGATTGCATTCTTTGTGTTTTTAGTTATTTTCATTTCCTGCTCCTAACATAGGGATTTCGAACCACGAACCATTCTCATCGCCCTTTTTAGTAAAACTGATATGGATATGCTTATCGTGGCGATTAATGCCAGAATAAGTTCTCCAACGCCAAAGTGATTTAGCTGAGGAAATCTTTCCTGCGAATATGACATAGGAGATTCGCTTGTCCTTCTTGGCGCATAGGCGTATTTGGTCGGCAAGATAAGCACCTGTGCTGGAGCGTGAGTCGAAGTCCTTATCCACATCAATAGCCCTGACGATTCCGTTAGACGGATCGGGATTGTGGTCACTCTTACGATTGGAGTGTGCGGCATCGCCTATCCAACCATCTGACTTACGATTTCTATCTGGAAAGGCATCATCGATTTGTTCACGAAGTTGCTGACCAGCCTTGCACAGTAGGGGTTTCATTATCCTAAAAGTGTTGCCAAGTCATCGGCAGAAATTCCAAGCCTTTTAGCAATAGCAGCCTTTTCATCTGCCTTTTGTTTTTCGGCAATAGCTTCTTGATTTTGTATTTCAATGTTTTGTTCCCAAGCAGCAAATTCTTGGTCATTCATTTCGCGATCAATAATCTCATCTGTTTCAACGTTATGAATTCTTATCATTGGTCTAGACATTATTTCACTCCGTAAAGGTAGGCTGTTCCACCACTAAAGTTAGAACTAGGTGTCATTTGAATTGAACTAATTGCCGCTGAATTGTTGTATGAAGCAACAGTTTGATGCGAAACAGTTGCTGTGGCTGTCGAGCCATAGCTTCTGATATAAACCGGAGTAGTGTCTGTGTCAGCATATCTTGGTATAACGATTTCGCAATTTCCAAGTTTATTTACGTTACCACTTGAATCTGTTTCCAATAAACCTTTGATTGAAGTAAATCCTTGATTGTAGCCAACGCCAACTGTTGTATCTCTATATCTTGTGAAACTATAACTGTAGTTGCTACCAGTATCGCTATTAAACTGCAAATCAATAGAAGCACCGGCAGAAGCATTGTAAACATTTTTCATTATTAAATAAAGGTTGGTGTAAGTTGAAGGTATTGAGGTAATGCTGATCGAAGCACCAGTCAAAGTTGTGGTGCTAATTAAAGTCATTCCTACGCTTGGAGCGGCTGCCCAAGCCATGCCTGTGGCAGCTGTTGAATCAACAGTCAAAATATGACCATCAGTAGCACCCACTGCAAGTTTGGTATAAGTATTAGCCGCGCTACCAACAAACAAATCACCCTTGGCTGTTGGCTTTATTAAGTTAATTGTTCCATTGGTATCATTTATGTCCGATGCGGAGAAAACATCACCATCAGCATAAGTTACCTTTGTTGGAAATCCGACTGCCATTAGCACACCTCTTTCATAGGGTCAATTCTAGTACATAACATCGAGTAAAGGCTCCTGCGTGTTAATAGTTGTTGTCCAAGAATTAGGGGTTATATTATGGGCAATTCCTTGAACCTGTAGTTTTTTCTGGATTGTTGAGCCGCCAGGTTGCTCATTGGTTATATCTACTGTATCAAAATAGTCTAAATCTAAGGCCGCAACAATACCTGCTCCATAAGCCAAAGTGACTAAATCTAGTGTGATCGAATCGATGCGGATTGTGGTGTCCTTACGGCTAGTTACATAGGCTGTTGCAAGACTCAGAGCAACAGGGTCTGTTTGCATCAACAAATCAGAAGCCTTCATCGATCTAGTAAAATAAACCCCAATAGATGTGGCATCTGAATAGTTTTGGGTTGTACCGCCGATTCTTGTAATGGCAGCTGAATTTACAATAGTTTTATCATCATTACTAAAAACAATGCCAGAATAATTAATACCTGTAGTTTGATTAAAAACAGTAGGGCTGGCACTTTGAGCATCATAAACAAATTGACGACCTTTGAATGTGGCTATGCCACCTGGATCAATATAGAAAGCACCTTGCTCTGTAAATTCTGCTGTGCGAAGAGCTGCTAAGGCTGTTCTGGCTGTTCCTGGATCGACCTGACAAGTTGTAGCCCCTGTGCCAATGGACTTCAATGATTTAGGCCATCCAATTTGATCTAAGATTGCATCAACTCTTTGAGCGGTTGTTTGACCTACTGTACCACCGGTGACTGTAGTGATATTTGTATTGTACAAAAGCCTAAAAGCGTCATAACAGACAAGATCAACAAAACCTATTTCTTGACCTGTTGGATAGGTGTATTTCCATTCGGTAATATAACCATTGTAAATGTTATAGGTTGTTCCAGAATAAGTGGCTGCTACTTGTACCTTTCTCAAAGGTAGAAGATTTCCATAATACGGACTAGCTGTATTCTGTGGATTAAAATCACCATCTGGATCAACAACTCTGATAGTGGCTTGTCCAGCCTCATATTCATCTTGAACAAGGTTTCTGCCTCGCTTGGTGCTTATGCGAGTTGTTTGTGAAGACACATCCACAATCAAGGGAACAGTTCCTCTGAGTTCAGATTGACCTAATTTACCGGTACCCAGAATTAACGGATTGCCAAATGAAGCGTTCCCCGAGAAGTTTATCTTTACAATTACTGTTGCTGGTAAACCCATTAGACAAGTCCTGTATAACTTACATTCGTTCCATTAGATGATGCGCCTTGTGTAGCATTAAGAACAGCATTATTAAATACCTGTCCGTCTAAGGAAATTGTTAAATTTACTGGGGGAGTGTAATTAGCATATCTTGCTTCGTTTTGTCTAAATGATTCAAGTGGTGACATTGGAACTGTTGGAGCAGGAGTTGCTAGTGGATTTGGAGCAGTTGGCCCTTGTGTCAATGAATTGATTTCAGATTGCTTAAATGATGAAAGCCCTGCTGAGTAAGAAGTCTGTAATAACAAAGCAGCCTGTCGAGCAGCACTAGCAAATAATCCAACTGCATTAGCAGCATCTATTTCAGCCTTTATTTTGCCAGCAAGGGCGGCATCATTATCATGAATTGCTAGCAAAGATTTTAAGCGCAGCTCAGTTTCTTTGTCGATATTGCTGTTGAGAGCAGCATTGATTTGGATACGATCAATGTCGAACTTCTTTTTAAGTTCTTCAAGAGCCTGTTGATCTGCTGTAAGTACAAGCTTTCTAGTGCTTAAATTGTTATCAATGATAGATAAAGCATTTTTAGATTTCTGTAGTTTAAGTGCCTCGGCGTTGGCTTTATCGATGGCTTTGCGTTGTCCAGGCGATTGTGCTGGAGTGCCTGCTGAACGAGCCTTTGCGGTTGCTCCAAAGGTGCTGAGATTTGGTAATTTACCAACTAAGCCAAAGACATCGCCAATGAATGTATCTTGGTAAACACCCTTTAATCTGTTAATCAAGGATGCAATGCCATAGGTTGCATTACCAATACTTGTAGCCATGTTCTCAATGGCAGAAGTTGTCTTGCCAATGCCGTTAGCACCTGAAACTAAATTGATTGAATCAAGAAGGTCTTTGCCAATAATCTCTGCTGAGTTAGCAAGTGCGACATTGAGCAAAGCAATCTGACCAGAATAACCCTGAACCGATGAAGCTGCTTGACCTGAGAACTTATCGTTAAGTTCCGCCATGATTTTATCCATGTCACCAGATGCAAGAGTTGCTTTAGATAAACCTGCACCCAGTCTGCTAAGAGCTGTGGTCTGCCCTGAAAAGCCTTTAGCCAATGCAGCAGAAACTGAACCTAAATCTTTGCCTGTAGCTGCGCTTATATCTAATGCAAGTGCTAAGCCTTTTTGAGATTTTGCTACATCGCCAGATGCTGTAAGCAAAGTCTGAAAAGCAGGTCTTAGATCATCATCAAGTACGCCTGTAGTGCGCTGTAAGTCACCAATAAACTTTTCTACACCAATGGCAGCAAAAGCATTGCCTGTGTTGGCTAAAGCAAGAGAAAGGGAACGAGCAGCTTTCTCGTCATCTGCAAAGGCTTTAATTGCTTTTTTGCTATAACTAACTAAAGCTGCTCCGCCAAGTGCAAGTCCAAATGTTCCGGCTAGGTTTTTAACACTTTTGTTTAATTTGCCTACAGCACTCTCGGCTTGCTTAAATCCTTTGGCATCAAACTTGGAGCCTAAAAAAATCTCTGGGAATGCCATTATGCAACTCTCCTAAGTGTTGTTTTTTTGCTTCTAGCCATGAATGCTGTAGTTGCTTTATCAATAGCCTTCATCGCAGCACCTTCTGCTACGCCTTTGGATTCAGCCCAAGCGCGATAGATTAAACGACCACGACCCTTGAGACTGGACACAATAGGCGGAAGATTGTTGATGAATTGCTCACCAGCTTTAGGATTATTGGAGTGAGAATACTTTGAGCCACGAGGTCCTTTAGGACCAACCCATTGCTGACCTTGTGGATTTTTTACACCTGCTTGTTCGTAAATAGCACCAGCAGCAGTTTTGTTATAAATCTTAGCCATGCTGGTAAAGCCATTTTTGTTTCTCTTTGTGACACCTGTAGAAAAGCCAATGCCCTTGCTAATTAAGGTTGCATTGTATTTAGGAAATGTTGCACCTTCTGATGAAGAATCTGTCCAGTTGGTCATGGCATTGCTTTCAACATAACCACGAGCTTTGCGAACTACAGGAGATAATGCTTTACGCAATTCTGCTTTTAATTCTTTGTCTAAATCAGGAGCGAACTGGCGCAATGCTTTGCGTAGATCAGAGTTACCTCTTAGTTCTACGGCTGGCATTCGCTATCTCCTTTGCATCTTCCTGTAGAACCTTGATTAGGTTCTTTAGCATTACTTCATCTAGCTCTAATAATTGTTGTGGCGCGATCCCGAGTCTGACACTAAGTTTAGCAATCAGATAGGTGATCGAGTCGCGCCCTAAGCCAAAGGGTCATCATCGAGAACTTCAACGCTAGTCAAAGTTTCAATGAATCCTTCTCCGAATGGCTTAACAGTTTCACCCGAACGGCGGATACATTCCCAGGCTAGCCAGAAGATATCGCTTTGCTTCTGATCTTCGATGAACGCTTTGTGAAAGCCCTTCTTAGCGTAAATCTCAAAACCATATTGCACCAATGGAGTGATTGGGTATTCCCCAACTGATCCATCTGCCCTTGTTACTTTTAACTTTGCCATGCTGTGCCCCTTTGTTTAGTTGTTTAGAAAGTACCTGTTGTGGCTACTGCAACTGTTGAGTTAGCAGTAAATGT